ACCATATAATTACCAAAATCAATATGCTTTTCATTATTTTCTTTCACAAAAGATGCTGCCTTACTGTAGGTTGCTAGTCCTCTTCTTTTTTTAGAGTCACTCACAACTAATCCCCACTCATAAAGATCATTAATTTCTTTTCTCGTAATCATGGCATATCCCAAGGTGGTGGTTTGACTTCTTTAGTTGCAGCCATTCTCCATGACCTCTCTTTAAATTTAACACCATCAACCTCTGCTTGTTTCTCTGATACACCATAACCATCATAATCCATGCCTACACAAGATGGTTTAACTCCATTCAACCACTGTTGCACCGATAAAAATATACCACCAGTTGGACCAACTGCTGCTCCATGTGGATCTCGATTATCAACTTGAATACAACGATATTTCTTTTTTGTTTTTGCTCTATAAAAATGAAGTGCAGGGTGTCTAGGATATAACCATTTACCACCATGACTAAACCACAAGTCTCCACTTATACCTACTTCAAAACTATGTACATTTGGATGAGTGTGTTCTGGAACTATAAAATATTTGTCTGGATAGAATCTAAAAACTTGAACTTGAAACTGTTCATCACGATAATGAACGTGTGAATGAAAACCAACGACACCATAGATGTCTTTGTCGAATTTATCTAGTGGAGTATTGATAGCATCATCCACTGATGAAGAATCTAAGTAATTATGTAAGAAATCTTTTAGCATAATTCAAATAATGCGACATATGAGTCTTGTGGAATATTAATAGGATATTCTTTTCCTTGAATCAGATCAGCATAATTTAATTCCCCAATATCCTTACCATTTATATTACAATTACCCTCAAAACACAATACACAAGAGTAATTCTTACTAGATGAAATTGTAAGTTCACTCCTATCTATAAGTCTTCCCTCCCACTTATCAGTTTTTTTCCAAGAATTAAACGATATGACTCTCGTGTCTTCGTGATAAATTCCAAAATTTGTAAAATTAATATATTTTCTAACATCTATTAAAGTTTTATCACCTTTTAAATTATTAACAAAAACCTCGTTACCATTAGTATTATAACAAGTACCGCTACCATAATATAAAAATCCAAATTGTGATAAACATTCCCCTACATGCTCAGTAGTAGTAGATCCCTTTGCACAGTGATATGAACAGAGAAAAAATTTAGGTGATCTATAATGTCGATTAAAAGTATTCATTCTATTTCTATTCTTTTTAATTTTCTAGATATTGTTCTTGTCGTACAATTCTCACTATCTACACAAATTACTTTACCAACATAATCCTCAAAGTTTACACTATTTGGAATCTCGTGGGGTAAATTCTCTGGTAAAATATTCTCTTCACTTTCTTGTCTTAAAACTTTTTCATATCCATTCTTTGCTATAGATTCAATCAGATTTTGACTGTCAAATGAAGTATCAAATATTTCAGTTGAGGATAATTTAGCAGGATATTCTGTAATGGGTTTAGGTGAGTTTTGTCTGCAAAATCTTATCAGCACCTGCTTAGTTTCAGATAAATATTCTTCTATTTTAAATAAAATTTTCATAATTTAAATCAACGATTATCTTGAGATACTGCCCATGTTGAAACTATATATTTGTCTTGTCCGATAGGTGGATTACCTCTATGTGTGTGAGTAAATGCAGCAGGAAAAATAATTAATCTACCTTGTTCTGCTTTGATTCTTTTATTAATATACAGAAATTCAGTTTCACCACCTTCCTCTATCGTATTCAAATATAATTGTATAACTAATTTTCTTGCAGATACTTGAAGACCAGTATTCTCGTAGTGCCAACTATGAAATCCACCACCTATTGGTATTTTTTTTGCCTTTGTGTCGTAAATTAAAAGTTTTTCCTGACCAAGCACACTAAATTTTTTAAGATAATCACCCACACAATCTTTTATTTTTGGTAAAAAATCTATTGATAAATTATCACCAGATAGAATGTTATAACTGACGTCATTGTTAAAATTTATGGGAAAATGATCTGTTTTATGATATGCTTTATCTTCCTTTGTTATAAGTCCGTTTGATATATAATGATCTACTAGACTAATATACTCCTCACAATCATCAGATGTGAATGATTCATCATATACTGCAATGAAATCATTAATCATATTTTTATACTCCAAGGATTTACACATAAAACAATTCTATCACCCATATGTGGTTCAACACAATGATTCAGTTTTGGTGAAAAAATTACCATTCTATTTGACTTTGGTGTTACGATGTCATCTTCAACATGTAACTTACCACCCTTTAATTTATCTACTTTTACATAGTATACTATAGAACATAATGGATGTCTACTCAGTCTTGAATTTGCAATAAATTGCTCATCTTGATCAACATGCCAATCCCGTGGTCTTGTATTATTCTGTGTCCAAAATTCATAACCTCTACAATTTGTTAAATCAAAAAAATCTCCTGCTACATTAATCATCTGTATACAGAAATCTCGAAAGACATGATCCTCTTCAAGCGAATACCATTTCTCCCAGAAATTAATCTCGTTTGTTTGTTTTTTATTTGATTCTAAAATGTCAAGACAATCAGTTTCAAATGTAGAATTACCTACAACATCATCAATAATAATAAGCATAAAATATTAAAAAATACCCCCTACTACCACACCACCATCTGAACCTGATAATGTTTTATCTCCACTACTGTTATTCTGAATTGAACTAGAACCAAAAATTATACCAAATCCATTATTACCAGGTGAACCTCCTCCACCTCTGTTTGGACTTCCAGCAGTACCACTTTGTGCAGCATCGTTTCTATCTCCTCCGTTTCCACCAGAACCTGCTTGTCCACCACCTTCTCCGTGTGCACCACCACTGCCACCATTACCTCCAGCGTCAAAAGATGCGTCACCACCAGGTTGTCCTTTCTGAGCAGATGGAGAATTACCTCCTACAGTACCATAACCACCAGTATTTTCTGGACCTCCATCACCTGCAGGGATGCCAGCTCCACCGCCACCACCACCACCAGACCTACCAAAGTCTCTGGGGTTTTTGTTAGGATCAGACCAAGAACCTGCTCCTCCTCCACCGCCACCATATCCACACCTTATAATTCCATTATTATCAATAACTGCTGGATATTCAATACCTAGTGCACTTGTACCTGCGAAAGCTTGTGAAGGAGTACCAGAATTAGTTGCACCTTGTCTTCCATTACCACCAGCACCTTGAATTCTTCCTGAAGTACCTATATCAATGTGTAAAGTAGTCCCAGATGGCCAACTACCAGTTCTTAAAGCGACTTTGTTGACATCAGTACCTGATGAAGATTTAACTCCTCCAATTTGTTTATTGACATGTATCATTATTTTTTTGCCACCTTGCCAATTAGATGAACTTAAATTATATCCAGATACAGTCCCAGTTGGTCTGTCTCTGTATCCTCCTACAACTTTTACTCTAGGTGATTGATTGTTGTATCTCCAAGTCGCTGCCAATGTATTAGCACCATTATCTTGTCGATTCAATATATTACTAGCTTCACCACCACTGCTTCCAGTATCATCATAATAATCAACAACTAAATTTAATTTTTTACCATAAAACTGACTAAATTTTATTTCACCAGATGCAGGAATACCAGTATCTAATGGTAAATTTGTTAACTGTCCACAATTTTTATTTTTAAATTCTGAATCGCTAGACCTATATCGACCTAAACTTCTACCGTTGTCTGGTTGCCCAAACTCTGCTTCTATTTCAGAAAATGCTAATTGTGACCCTGAATTTTTTATAGTCATAGTTAATTACAATTCTGCCAGTTTGCTACATTATAAGAACCAGTTCCAACATATACTTGTAGTTTATTATCATTTGTATAGTATATAACTGCACCAGATACTACACCTTGTAAAGCAGCTCTTTGTGCTGTATCAACTTGTGGTGGTAACATATACATTCTATTTGCACCAACACCAACTCCTCCCTGACCAGCGTTTTTAAAATCAACAGCAGAAGTTGCTTGAGTTGAACCTATCGCAATAGATGTACTACTTACAAGCGAACCACTTACATATAAACCATTACCAAAAGTTTCATCAGTTTTTATACCCACATTACCACTATCACTAACAGTTAATCTTTTATCTGCATCTTGATTGACAACTAATTTGAAATTACCCATCGTAGTTCCGATACCAACTCCAGTTGCAGATAATTGTCCAAATTCATAGTAACTTGTAGTATCTAAGTCTAATCTCTTAAATGTTGATACACCAGTTGTTGCGTTAACATTTCCAGTTAAATCTCCTGTAACCTGACCAATAACATTTAAAGCTGCATTACCACTAACATCTAAATCTCCACCTAAAATTACATTACCACTAACTGTTGCTTGTCCAATAACGTGCAGTGTTGTACTAGGATTAGTAATTCCAATACCTAAAGAGCCTCCAATACCTGTAAGAGTCATCAATCTAGAATTATTAATGCCCTTATGCCAATGGAAATCTCCATCAACTGAACCTGCATTATTCGCACTTAAATGATAATTAAAATTACCAGTGCCATAGTTCAGAATATCAAGTGATTGTGCTGAACTATAAGGTGCTCCCGCTGTAACTTTACCATATCTAATTTCTGAATTATTTGTATCTGCATTTCCTGTTTCACGACCTATCGTTAATCCAGCAGTGCCAGTTTCACTTGTTATCTGTACCTCAACATCACCAGATTTTCTAACTTGAACATCATTTACTGGAATTTCAGTTGTTCCGACACCAAGTTTTGTTGCAAATACTCTTGATGATGCCTTAAGGAATGTTGTATTTACGTCACCAGTTAAAGTTGATATACCTGTGACTAATAGATCCTTGGTAGTAGTTAATCCAACAACTCCAATATCATTACCACAAATTGCTGATCCAGTTATATTTAAAATATCATCAATAGTTGTTGTTCCACCAGTTGAATCTATCCTTAAATTACCAGATGTCGTATCAATTACATTATCATCGGTAACTCCAATTCTTAAATTATTAATTGTTGCTCCACCATTTGCGTCTACAAGTCCAGTAAATGTAGAGACACCAGCAACACTTAAATTATCTAAATTTGTATGTCCATCCACATCTATGTCAGCGTTTAAATCTATCGCACCATCAAAAGTGGTTACTCCAGCAATACTTACATTATCAAGATTAGTATGTGCATCAACATCAATATCTCCTGTGAATGTTGTGATACCAGTAACACTAACATTATCTAAATTTGTATGACCATCTACATCTAAATCTGCATTTAAATCAATATTTCCTGAAAAAGTAGATGCACTTACAATATTACCAGTTAAATTACCAACGAAAGATGCAGCAGTTATGATACCAGTAGCGTTTATATTACCTGCCGAACTTATACCTACACCTCTCTCTCCAGCATCAACGTTTCCACCAGCCTGAATTGTGGAACGGGGATCTTCAGTTGCAACACCAACGTTACCACCTGTATTGTATATACTTGTAAATCCTAATCCTACATCAACGTCTTCCCATTGAGAAGTTGGCATACCTAGTAAATTACTTGCATCACCAAAATAAGTGACTAATCCTGTCCCTTGTCCTGTAACTATTCCACTTACAATACTAATACCAGCACCAATGACTTTTTCAGGTTCAAGTGTGGTTACTGTTAAGAAACCAACTTTCTGTGTAGTTGCACTCGTGAATCCTGTTATAACAACATTACCTCTGACATCAAGAGCTTCTACTGGAATGGTAGTTCCGATACCCACCAGACCAGTAGCCGTTACCAACAGGTTGTCATCATCTACCTGTACACCGTTACGAAAATTAAAATTCTTCTTGATATTTGCCATCAGTTATATTTTTAGTTATTTATTTGATTCTAGTGACTTGACTTTATCAGTCAATTCTTTTATTGCTTCTATGAGAATTGGTATCAATCTATCATATCGAACTGCTTTTACACCATTATCTCTGGTTTGTGTAATACCAGGTAATCCTAGTGCTTCAACCTCTTGAGCTATAATACCAATATCATCAGTTCCTTTGTAATCTGACTTAGAATTCCAAGAAAATATATTACCACTTAAAGATAATATTTTGTCTAATGAATTTGGTATAGGATTAATATTTTCCTTCAATGATATATCAGATGAGTTAAACGCAATAATGTCATCTCCAGCATGAATTTTACCTTCCACACCAAGTCCACCTTCAACGACTAATGCACCTGTGTCTTTACTTGTTGAACCAGCAGTGGCAGAAATAACAACTTTATTGTTTGATGAATCAAGTTTTAAATCACCAGTTGTTGTATCAATAGTTGTACCATCTGTAAATCCAAGTCTAATACCGTTTGCTCTTATATTACCAGCAACATTTAATTGAGTGCCATCATATGTAAAGTTACCAGATGTAGTTGTTGTGTCAGAAGCATTATTAAATAAAACTCTGTCTGCAGCACCAACTACATTTGTTGCTAAAGTCGCTGTTCCAGCGTTACCAGTTAATGCACCATTTAAGTTTGGACAATTTAATGTATTAGTAGAAGCATCAAATGTTAAATCGCCATCTGTTGCTGTAGTTGTCATTTGACCAGTTGTTAAACTGGTAAGGACAATATTTTGTGTTCCAGATGCAGCAGATAATGTAGAACCAGTATTTTCCAATCCAGCACCATCACCAAAATATGTTCCAGCAGTAATAGAACCAAAACCAACAATATCAGGAACTCCAGAAAAACCTGTATTACTACCGACTAAATCTCCACCAATATATACACTCTTTGCAATACCTACACCACCATCAATAACTACTGCACCATTTGTTGTTGCAGTAGAATTAAGTGTACTTCTAAACTTAGCGTCTTGTGCACGAAGTGATGCTTCAGTGATAAGTTGCTTAGTATTATCAGACAGTCTTAAATCACTGTTGAATGTAACAGGACCATCGAACTGTGATAATATTTGTTTCGATGCTCCACCTTCAACCAAGAGTCTTTCTTTTACAATAACTTCATCAGCGACTAAACTCAATCTATTTGGATCTTCACCTGTTATAGTTGGAACTGGTATATCAAATGTAGTTTGTTGTCCACTAGCAGATGCAATCTTGGTGTTTCCAATATAGAAGTCACCCTTATCGTTCATACCTGTGTAAACTACGTTACCACAAGATGTTTCTTGTGCCTGATTTAGGAACTCCTCTCTTTCAGTTAGTGATCTATTCTGTAATTGTGGTAAGGCGGTTGAATAATTACCTGGACCAAAACCAACGTATTCAAATGTATGTCCTGATGATCTTAGTATTGATGGTCTGCGAAGTTCAACTGGGAATGGTTTGACTTTCTTTATTCTTGAATTAATTAAGTGAGTTTCAGTAACTGTTCCAAGTGAACCACGAATAACAGTTATCTCATCTCCACCTGCACCAGAGAGTGAACTTGATGCGATACGCATAATCTCACTACCAATCTGAATATAAGAACCAAGTGGGAATCTAGATGTAATTGATGTAGCGTTTGTGCTTCCATCGGGAAGTTTTACTTTGAACGCAGCATCACCTGTACCAACTGCTTCATTCAATATTAACGTTTCATGATCAAATATATTAAATCCTCTTACATTTAAGTTTTCTCCAGCAGTTCCTGAGACTGCTTCATTATCAGATAATCCATGTTTTAGAATATAAACAGGACTTGTTAATGCATTAACTGTTTTAGCAGAAAATTGGTTGATGCCAACAACCGAAGTTACTACAAAGTCACCTAAGTTTGCATCACTAGCATTTAATACTCTAAATTTATTTCCTACCGCTAGTCCGTGATCTTCAGTTGTTGTAAATGTTGTTGTATCAGATGAGAAAGATGCACTATCAACAGCAACCCAAGGACCCATATCATGAATCTGTTGACCATCTAAAAGTGTTTCAGATGTTGTTTTATGAACAGTGATTTGATTATTACTATTAATACTTGATATACGATGATATGAGTCTGTACCAGTTGTAATACCAGTGACTTGAATATAATTACCAAGTGCAGATGATATACCAGCAGTTGCGATTGTTATACTTGCATTTGGAGAACCTCCAATACCACCATCAGCAGGTGTTTGACTATCAAAGAATAGTGTTTCGCCATTTGTGTATGCACTTCCACCTTCAGTGATTTCAACTGAAGTTACAGCGTTACTTGATACAACAACTTTCGCAGTCGCACCATCCCAAGGTGCACTTGCTGGAGTTGCATTTGTATTGAGTAATCTTACATTAAAGTAAGTACCATCTGTGTGTCCAGAACCACCATTTAGAGTGTTATGGAATTTAAGAGCGTTAAACCCGTGCTCTTTATCAAGATTAATTACAGCATTTGTATTATTATTCGTGACCGAAGTAATTCCAATCGACCCATCAAATTTAGTTAAAAATTGATTTGTTGTTTCTCTTGTAATTGATTTTTTTAAATCATTTGTTACGACATCACCGATTGGAAATCTCTTAGCATAAGATGCAGCTACTGGTGGGTTAGCATCTACATTATCACGGTCATACTCTGGAAATAAGTTAACAATGTTCTGATTATATTTTAATTCAGCAAATTCATCAGACAATTCATCCATTGCATTGTTACTATTCAATACAAATAAATGGAATACACCATCTTGTACTCCTTGAATGTAAGGAGTCATTACTTCTGTTCTGTAGATAAAGAAGTTTCCTTTATGATCATTACGATCAAAACGTGGCAATAACGTTGAACGAGTGCCAGTATTGTTTGTAAATGTACCAACTGTATGAGTTACATTTGATGTATCAGTCGTTGAGTATCTAAATTCTTTATCATTAACAATATCCGAAACTAAAAATGTACCATTGTATCCTTTTGTATTATCAGCGGTAGTATTAGTTGAGCTTGTAACATTTCTGATGACGATTTGTTCACCAACATTTAAATTATGTGGTTTATCTGAACGTATCTGTGCCTTTTGATCTGTAGAATCAAAGGTCGCCATTGATATAAATCTTGTATTACGATCAAAACCATAATCATTTGATGAGATAGATGTCTTACTAAAATCTGTGTTCGCTAAAACATTTGTTGAACTAGAGTCTTGAAGAACAAAACCATCAGTTGGATCTTTAGCATTAACTAACTCTTTTGGTACAACATATCTTAATTTGTATATCTTTTCATCTAAACTTCTATCGTCATCTTTTCTTAAAACATAGGTTATATTATCAGTTGTAAATGAGGATTTATTCGTAAATATTGTATTACCACTTGCACTTGTATGTACAAACCATTGGTTAGCAGAGGTGTCATACTGAATCGGATGTCCTGCATCATTTGGTTTCTTGTCAGAGACTCTACTTATAATTCTAAACTTATCACTTGTGCTTGCGACTGTCTTTATAAAAACTGGGACTGCTAAATCTGCGTTTGTTTTAGATGATGCAATACGTATTTCATTTGTATTAAGATTGACATCTTGAGTATTAGTAATCGCATAGTAGACTCTATGTGGGTCAATATTTTCGGGTAAATCACCATTATCAGCAATAATTCTTATTGACTCTCCGTTTGCTAATTCATGACCAGTTGAGATAAAAAATACTGATTGAACTGATGCACTTGC